CTATATCTTCGAAACAGGTATTTTTAATAATTGATTTAAAAATTTCTTTATAAAAATCTTGGTCTGTTAAATCTAATTTCATATCTTTTTCGTAGTCGTATCCTGATTCAATCATTTAAATTTCCTCTAAGTTAATTTAAGTTAAAAACGCTGTTTAGTTGCGTTGAAGAGATTATGAAGATTTTTAAAACATAATTCCAGCTCTTCTAAAATTTATTTTTGATTTAATTCTAAGTAACTGTTTTTATTTAGCTAAATAATTTATTTAAACAAGGATGTTAAATATGTTCAAAGAATGGCTAGAAAATAACAAAGAATTCCAAGATTGTTATTTTGATTTTGAATCTGAATCTTACATTTTTGATGAAGTATTAGAATCTTATTTCGTTTTTTTAGGTCTGACCGAATGAACATCTTATTAGCTGCAATACTAGCATTCACCCCATTAAAACCAGCTGTAGCTCAAAATATCGCGTTTAAGGCTCAAACAGACAAAAGTTATACTGGTATAGCTAGTTACTATTCAAACGGTCACAGAACAGCTTCAGGGCAGCGATATAACAAGCATGAATTAACTGCAGCACATAAACATATTAAATTTGGTACTCGATTAACTGTTAAGAACTTGAATAATAATCGAGTGGTTGAAGTTGTTGTTAATGATCGAATACCACGAAGTAATAAAAGGTTGGTTGATTTGTCACAGGCTGCAGCTAAAAAGATAGATTGTATTGGGATTTGTTCTGTAGAGATCTATCATTGAAGAAATCTTCTAAGTTGTTGATTTATATAAAAGTGTTGTTAAAATACGTTAATTTCTGCGAAAATATAAGGATTCTTAATTAAAAATCACGATCGACATTTTTCGAAACCGCTCTTATTTTGTATATATCAGATTTTTCCAAAATGCGAATAGTCCACCAATTAAATAAGCTCTAAAACTACACACATTGCAGGTGTTAGAGCTTATTTACATCATTTAATTGCAAGTTTCATAGCTTATAAATAGTAATATCATACTATTAGAAAAATAAAGCTATGGCAAATGTACGAGGTCCAAATTATTATAAAAACAAAAAACGTGCAGCAGTAACTGCAGCGAATAAAAGTTTAGTTGTAGTAGATCTTAAAGAAGAAAAACTTCGTGAAGAAGTTAGAAATTTAAAATTAAAAAATGAAATATTATTAAAAGATTATTATCCAGCTGCTGAAGTATTAGAAGCAGTATCAACACAGAATACACGTATACGTCAAAAGCTATTAACATTAGAATTCAAATTACCACCTGTATTAGCATCGTTACAAGATCCGATTGAAATTAAAAAGATCATTCAGCAGGAAGTTTTTGAAATTTTAGAAGAACTAAGTTATCAAAAGACTATAAAAGGTTTTGATAATGTCTGAAGTATCAGATGCTTTATTAGAGTTAGATAGATTAACCCTAAAACCCAAACCAGCTTTAAATCTTGTTGAATGGGCTGATACATATAGAAAGCTATCCAGGGAATCAGCAGCCGAGCCTGGGCGATGGCGCACAAACCGCGTACCGTATATGGCTGAACCAATGTCAACAATAAGTCGTGATGACTGTTCAGAGATGGTTTTAATGATTAGTTCACAATTAGGTAAGACGGAATTATTGTTGAACCTGATTGGTTTCTACGCTCATTTAGAACCCAGTCCAATTTTATTAATTCAACCGACAGAAGGAGCAGCAGCTTCATTTTCAAAAGAACGTATTGCTCCAATGATCAGAGATACAGAATGTATCTCTGATCTATTTAAATCTGATGCTTATGGTGACAGTACAAACACAATTCTTCATAAAGGTTTTGTTGGTGGGTTCATTGCGCTGGCAGGATCAAACAGTCCCACCTGTTTAGCTGGTAGACCTATCAGGGTAATTTTACTGGATGAAATAGACCGTTTTCCGGCTTCAGCTAAAACAGAAGGTGATCCAGTAGATATTGTTAGAAGAAGGTCACAGAATTTTCATGATTCAAAATTTGTTGCAGTATCTACACCTACAGTAACAGGCCATTCAAAAATACATACATTATATTTAGATTCTGATCAAAGAAAATATAATATTAAATGTGTACATTGTTCAGAATTATTTTATCCAGAATGGAAACATATTACATGGATAGAACCAGAAGATGCAGCTTTAGTTTGTCCTAGTTGTGGTGGATTACATAATGATGTTGAAAGATTAACAGCTAGTAAAAATGGTAAATGGATTGCAACAAATCCTGCACATAGAACTCCAGGTTTTCATACAAATGCAATAGTTTCACCTTGGATAAAATTAACATCATTAGTATATGAATTTTTAGCATGTGAAAATGAACCAGCTAAACTACAACCATTTCATAATACAGTATTAGGTTTACCGTTTGAAATTTCTGGTGAAGCTGTTGGAAGTATTGAAGTTCAAGAACATACTTATGACTTTAATAAAAGTAATATACCAGCTGATGTAATTATTTTAACAGTTGGTGCAGATTGTCAACAGTCAGAAATTCATTATGAAGTTCTTGGTCATACAGAAACAGGTCAAACATATAGTATTGATTATAAAATCATTGAAGGTGATACAAGCGATTTAGCAACATTTGAATTATTCAAAACATCAGTATTAGATTCTGAATATACAAGAGTAGATAAAATAAAACTTAAAGTTTCTATAACATTTATAGATTCTGGTTATAACACTAAAATAGTTTATAAATTTTGTGAAGCTAATAAAAGAAATAATATCTATGCAATAAAAGGTTTTTCTGGTCCAAGAACCATGTTAGTTAAATCAACTTCAAAATTTGGTGCAGGCTTTTATAAAATCGCTGTAGATCTATATAAAGAATTATTATTTGCTAATTTAAAAATTGTTGATAAAACAAAAGATGGATTTTGTTATTTCCCTAAAGATAGACAACAATCATATTTTGAAGAATTATGTGAAAGTGAAATAAGAACATATACAAAAGATAAAAATGGTACTGGATTTTGGGCTTATAGAAAAAAAGCATCAAGTACTAGAAATGAAGCATTAGATATTAGAATTTATGCTATGGCTGCATATGATTTAGTAAAGAAAATAACTATAAAAAATGCTGAATATTCGATAAAAAAGCAGTTAAAAGAGTTAAATAATCCAGAAAACGAACCAATACAAGAAATAGAGATATTAGAAACTAAACCAATATTTCCAGAAGAACCAGCAGTAGTAGAACCGCCAATTATCAAAAAAAGGCGTGTAGTTTTTTCAAGTATAAATAACTAATATATGCAAAAATAATCAAGAAGATTATTAAAATAAAAAGGATTTTTAATGTCAATAACTACATTTCCGAAAGATATAATATCAGGTGATTCGCTTAATATCATATACACTGATTCAGAGATAAATCCAAACAATGGCTATTCTCTTTTAGTTCAAATTTCTGGATCTTCATCAAAAACTATAGCTGCTAATGTTGCAAATAATACATTTGTTGTTGCTTTATCTTCTGCTCAAAATGACTTCAAAGAAGGTGTATACACTGTTGCAGTTGCTAGTATTAAAGCAAACAATAGAACTACATTATTTACTCAAACTTTAAATGTTCTTGAAGATCCTTGGTTAACTACAAAAAAAGACCGTAGAACTTTTAACATGAAAATGTTAGATTCGGTTGAAGCTTTGATGCAAAGAAGAGCTACCAGTCAACAACTTGACCTAATCCGCACGAAAATCAAAGATCGAGAATTAGAAGCTTTGAGTCATGAAGATTTAATGAAGTTGCATGATAGATACAAAACGCGAGTACTCCAGGAACAAGGAAAATTACCAAAATACGTTCAATATTATTTTGAGGCTAGATAATGAATATATTCAAAAAATTATTTGGTCAAAATGATAAACCAGAAGTTAAGACTGAAATAACTACATCAAAAAGAAGTTTCGCTGGTGCTAAGTTTTCTGAAATGAATGATATTTCTTTATCATTATCATTAAATAGAGATATTCAAGCTGGTTTGAGTACACTTCGCGGTAGATGCAGACAGTTAGCACAAAATAACAGTTATGCTACTAAAGCCATAAGTTTATGGACTAATAATATAGTTGGTCCAAACGGTGTAGAACTTAGAGTTAATGCTAAAAAATCATCCGGTATATTAGATAAAAATGTAAATGATATTATAGAAACTGCTTATAAAAACTGGTCAAAACATGGTAAATGTGAAGTCACTGGTCAATTAAGTTTTGTAAAAGTTCAAGATCTTATTATTGAATCATTAGCTAAAGATGGTGAAGCCTTGGTTATATTTCGTAGGGGTTCAGAATTCGGAAAGTTCAATTTTCAATTGGAATTAGTTCAAATAGATCAATTAGACGAAAATTATTATGGTGTAACACCAGAAAACAATGTGATTTTTCAAGGTGTTGAACTAAACAAGTATATGCGGCCTGTTGCGTATTGGCTATGGGAACATAACAGAAATGATCCAGCGATTAACCACGCTGCACAGAATAGAAGACTTCGAATAGCTGCTGAAGATTGTATTCACATTGTTGATAGACACGCAATCGGGCAAGTTCGTGGTTATCCCTGGATTGCAACAAGTTTGTTAGCTCTTCATCATATAGATACATACAAGCTAACCGAACTAGAAACTGCTCGTGTTGCTAGTTTAAGATCCGTATTTTATACATTACCAGCGAATCCAGAAGGAATTTCTGCAGAAGCATTAGATAAAATTGATGCTGCAGTTAGTAGAAAGTTAACAGCAGGTTCAATTGAAATTCTTCCCGAAGGAATGGATGTAAAAAATATAGATTGGAATACACCCAATGCAGGAATGCCAGAATTTGTAAAATGTCAGTTGAAAGGTATAGCAGCAGGTTTAAATTTAAGTTATGCAACATTAGCAAATGATTTAGAAAGTATAAATTTTAGTTCAGCAAAATATGCAGCTTTAGAAGATCAGGCAACATACAGCAAAAAACAAAATTGGTTTATAGATTCATTTGTAAATCTAGTTTATGAAGAATGGCTAAATGTTCAGTTAAATTATAGTACTTTGCCGTTAAAATCTTCAAATTTAGATAAATATACAAATGTAGTTTGGCAAGCAAAAAGTTGGAATTCAGTATCATTAATTGAAACAGCTAGGGCTGCAACAATGTATTCAGCTTTAGGTGTAAAAAGTAAACAAACAATTTGTAGTGAACTTGGTTTAGATTATTCAAGTCAAATAACACAAATAGCAGCAGAAGAAAAAGAATTAATATTATTAGGTGTTTCTTTAGCACCACCACTCGAACTTGCTAAGTTAGAAATACTTCAAGATCAGTACGAAAATGATAAAAACGACAAAGAAACAGTTTAATAAAAAAAATGGAATTTTTATGGATAAATTAGAAAATAGATTTAGAAGTTTAGTAGTTAATGAAGATGATATAATTAATGATTGTATTATGCTTTCATTTGTTTCTGCAGAACCTTATTTAAGATCTTTCGGATGGGAAATTCTTGATTTAGAAAGATCAGATTTCACATTTATTAATAGTGGTAATGCACCATTTTTATTAGATCATAATTTAGATAATCACAATTATCAGATTGGTGTAGTAGAAAAAGCATATATTGAAAATGAACAAGGTATTGCTGAAATCAGATTTAGTACAGATCCAGAAAAATCTGGAATAATTAATGATATAAAAGCAGGAATAAGAACAAATATAAGCGTTGGATATAAACCTTCAAACCCAATTAAATTAGATTACCAAATTGAAGGAAAAGATGTATATAGTTTTGCATTTGCACCACATGAAATTTCTTCTGTATCAGTACCAGCAGATACAACAGTAGGAACTAATAGAGCAGATGAAGTTGTTGAATTAGATGTAAAAAATAGTAGTATAAATAATGATATACAAATCAAAAATGTAGAAGTTTTAATTAATCAAAAGGAAATAAAAAACATGGAAACTGTTATAGATCATGCTGCAGTACTTGCTACTGCTGTTAAAGAAGCTACTAAAAGAGCTTCTGATATTCAAGAATTTTGCACTAAATTTTCAGTTGCAGAACGTGCTGTAGAATTTATCAATTCTGCAAAAACTTTAGCTGAAGTTAAAGAAGAAGTTTTAGCAGCTGTTGAATCAAGAACTGCTGTAGTTACTGTTGCTAGTCCAGTTTCAATGTTCAACATTGCATCTTCTGAAAAACCAACTTTTAGCTATGCTCGTGCAATGGCTGCTGCAACTTCAGGTGATTGGACTGCTGCTGGATTTGAACGAGAAATGAGTCAAGAACGTTCAAAAACTGGAAATCGTGGTTGGGATAAACATTCATTCTTTATCGATCCGCTGGAAACTCGTGCTACTGCATTGACTCCTGCGAATGCTGCACAAGCTTCTGGGTTTGGACAACAATTAGTTGGATCTACCTATATGCCTGAGCGTTTAGTTGATGCATTATGGAACAAAACATTTTTAGATAAAGTCGGAGCCGACAAAATGCTAGGTTTGACTGGTAATGCTTCATTTCCAGTTATCAATTCAAACATGGTTGCTACGTTTGTTGCTGAAACTGCGGATATTGGCGCACCACAAGCACTTGGTACTGCTGTTAAAACTGTTTCTCCAAAAGAGTTGATTGTAAAAGGCGCATACAGCAAACAAGCATTTATTCAAACTCAACCAAACATTGAAGCTAAGATTATAGATCAGATTTTTCAAGCAATAGCACAAAAATTAGATGCTGCTGTATTGTCTAACTCAGGTACTACTCTTTCTACTACTGGTTTATTGAATGACATAACAAATGTTGTTGCGATGGGAACGAATGGTTTAGCAATTACTGATTTAGCATCATTTGTTGCACTTCGTAAACTTTTGATTGCAAATAAAGTTGATGCTGATCAAGCTAAATTGTTGATTTCTAGTGCTTTGTATGAATCTTTGAGCACCACTAAAAAGACAAGTGCAGATACAGCAAGTAACTTCATGATCAACGAAGGACAAAAAACCATTAAAGGTAATGAATTGGTTTGGAGTCAAAACGTTCCTAGCAACCTAGTAAAAGGTACTTCCGGAGCTGTTTGTTCTGCTGCTATTCTGGGTAATTTCTCTGATTTGTTGATAGCACAATGGGGTAACATCGAAGTTGCGATTGATCCTTACACTGCTGCTGATACTTCACAAGTAGTTGTTCGCTCTTACAGCTTCTGGGATGCTGCAATTAAACGTGTTGAATCTTTCGCAGTAATTAAAGATATTCTTACACCCTAATTAGTAGTTAATCAATAATATAGAAATTATATGTTATTTGGAAACGAAGACATATTAGCAAGCCTAGATTTTTTCGGAGATCTAGGTACTATATTTTTAGATACCGACTCACAAATTGATGTGATCGGTATCTTTGATTATCCAACTATTGTATTTGATTTTGATGAAAAAATTGTTAATCAGAATCCAAGATTTATATGTAGAGAATTAGATATTTTAGATGTAAAAAATGGAATGAAGATTTTAATAAATTCTATAAATTACACTATACGTTACATGTTACCAGATGGTACAGGTTTAACAGTTTTGGAGCTTAAGAAATGATAATAGATCAGATCAAAACATTACTTCAAGTTCTACCGTATCCAGTTATAAATGCAATGATAGATCCAAGAAATACAGATAATTTACCCTGTATTTCTATAGCATATGCTGCTGAAGATATGAAATCTATTAGTACTGATCAATGGTACGATAGAAAAACTACTATATCAATTGCTGTAGTTGTTGGTGAAAGTGAAACATATTATTCAACAGTAAAAAATATCACTGATTTAGTTTTAAATACATTAATGACAGATTCTGTATTTTTCTCTGAATTTAAATCTATAGAAGATCTATCAGTAACTTATCATTATGGTGATGGTGGTGATGTAAATTATGCAATGTCTAATATTACATTAACACTAGAAGATAATATATATTTTCAACCTGTATTTACTCATGTTTTAGCTAATACATATCTAAGTATAAATGATATTAACCCGTTTGATCCACATAGTGTAGCTAATACTACATTAACTACTGGTCCAGATGGAAAAGTTGAAATTAGTTGGCCGATAGTTATGCCACAATAATTATATAAATAGTATTAACATTAGATAGTTATTAAAAGGAATTATATGCTAGTTCAGCTCACAAATCGTATGATAAATGGTCAGCAAGTTAGAGTTGTTAACCCAAACACAAACGAATTTTTAGATCCAAGTACTACAATTGATACTGAAGTACTAGATTTTGCAACAAAAAGTTACTATATCAGAGCTTTACAAGCTGGTGATCTAGTAGAAGCTGTAGTTTCAGCTAACACTCAAATCAAATAAAAGGAATTAAAAATGACAGTATCATTTAGTCAATTTCCTTCGGACAATTTAGTTCCTGGCGCATATGTCGAAACTACAAATACGTCTGCAGGAACTTATTCACCACAATTAAGAGCTTTGATCATTGGTCAAAGTACTACTGCAGCTAATACTGCAACACCTGAATTAGTAACTAGTACTGAAGCAGCTATAGCAAAATATGGGGCTGGTAGTCAGATCGCTAGAATGATTCAAGCATTCAGAGAAAACAACATAGCTACAGAAGTACATGCTTCTGCTTTAGCTGATGGTGTTGGATCTACAAAAGCAACACAAGTTTTAACTATAGCTGGTACTGCTACTGCTGGTGGTACATTATTTTTATACATTGGTGATGATAAATTAAATATCGGTGTATCTAGTGCTGATACTGCTACTGTTATTGGTGCAGCTGTTGCATTAGCAGTAACAAACAATGTTTTGTTACCTGTTACTGCGGTTAACGTAAGTGGTGTAGTAACTTTCACTGCTAAAAATGGTGGAACTGTAGCTAATAGTTTACAGATTCAAGTTAACTATAGATCAGATCTAGGTTATGAAACATTACCTGCTGGTATTACTGCTGTAGTTGCTACTGGTGTTACTGGTGCAACGGATCCAACTTTAGCAACAGCATTAACTAATCTGGGTGATCTACCTTACGAATATATCGCACAACCTTACAGCGATACAACTTCATTAGATGCAATGAGAGACTTTTTAGCTCTTCGTTGGGGACCATTGAAAGATCTTTTTGGTTCAAGCTATACTGCTGTATCTGGAACTAGTTCTACACTTGCAACTATTGGTGGAAATAGAAATGATCCATACACCACAATTATCGGTTACAACGGTTCACCAACCTGGAGTCCTGAAGTTGCTGCAGCTGCTGTAGGTCAGGTATCTTTAAGTTTAAATATAGATCCAGCTTTGACTTTGCACACAGTAGCTTTAGTCGGTGTTATGGTTCCAAAATCTACAAGTTTTTATACTTATACAGAACTTCAAACGCTGTTAGGAAAAGGTATAACACCATTGAATTATGTTGGTGGTTATGCTCGTTTAGTAGAACTTGTAACAACTTATCAGAAAAATTCTTTTGGTATGGCAGATAGTTCTTATAGATTTGTAACTACACTTGCAACAAATGCAAGATTGGCGAGAGAATGCCAATTTATGATTTTATCTAAATTTCCAAGATGCAAACTAGCTCCAGATACACAAAAAATAGGTGCTGGAACTAGTGTTGTAACTCCAGGAATCATTAAAGGTGAATTAGTTTCTATGTATGATCAATTTATAAATCTTGGTTGGGTTACAGATAAAGTTGGATTTGAAACAGAAATTATAGTAGAAATTGATTCTGTAGATGCATCGAGATTAAATATATTATTTCCCCCTAGAATTATAGGAAATTTAAACACTATCGCCATTAAAAACGCGTTTAGATTAAGAGCCACAGGCTAAAGGAGTACGAAATGGCTAGAATAGGTGGTGTATTTTATGTTGATATTGACGGTAGAACTTATAGTACTACTGTAGATGATTGTGAAGTTGTTATTCAAAATGAACAATATGAAACTGTAATGTCTGCAACTGGTGGTAATAACTACACTAGTAAAGCAGTAACTTCAAAGATCAGTTTTACAATGTTGTTAACTCCAGATTTAAAACCTTCAACAATAACTGCTATTACAAATAATACAGTTAAAGTTAGGTTGGCTAAAGAAGGTCCAGAATCTACAGCTTTATTAAAAGAAGCTCGGTTTGTTGGTGATGCTTCTGTAGATCCTACAAAGGGTACAATTAAATGTACTTTTGAAGGTCGCGGAATTTGGTATAGTTAGGAAGTAAATTTTCAAGGATGAAAAGAAGATAGCTCTTAATTGAGCTATTTTTTTGACTGCTAAATAGATATAACAAAGCCTAAATAATTTATAAGATCATTTAGGCTTCTAACATAATCAATTAAAGGGAATTAACATGCCCACATTGTAATTTAATTGGTTCAAATTTAGGTGGTAATATGATCAAACATCATTTTGATAATTGCAAATTAAACCCAAATAATATCCTATAAATAGTACATATACAATATTAAAAATGGAGAACTAAATAAATGTCAATTCAAGTAGAAATTTCAAAACCAATTAAAGATTTTGAAGGAAATGAAGTAACACTTTTAACATTTCAAGAACCAACATTTAAAGATTTAATTGCAATGGATAATTGTTCAGGTGGTGAACTTGAAAAATTAAGAACTATATTTTCATCTTGTAGTTTATATGATGTTTCTGAATTAAATAAAATGTCTGGTGGGGATGTAATGAAGGTGGTAAAAAAGTTACAACCTTTTTTGAATTTCCAGGAAGAAATTTTGTAGAACAAAAAGAATTAATGTTTGATATTGCTAAGGAATGGCAAATGTCAAAAAATGATTTATATAGTTTTACAGCTGCAGAAGTTATAGAATATTTAAATCAAACAAATAGAATTATAGAAAGGAATAATAAAAGATGAGTAGATTTAATGTAAGTACTACATTCAGTGCTCTTGATCATATGACAGCACCAATTAGAGCTATTTCAAATGCTGTTCGTGGGCTTACAACACAAATTCATACATCAAATTCTACATTAAATCAATTTGGTCATAATACATCTATTTCTTCATTAAATACTAGAGTTCAAGCTTTGAGAAGAAATTTTAGAGGTTTGACTTCTGATATTTCTTCAGCCGGATCAAGGTTGACAGCAATAGGTACATTAGGAACTATTGGTGGTGCAATGGCATTAAATAGTTCTTTAGATCCTATTCGACAAAAAGAATCAGTTCAAGGCTCGTTGGGTATTGAATATACAAAAACAAATACCAAAATGACACCAGCTGAAAGAATGAAAGTTGGTCAATTACAATATGAAAAAACTGCTGCAATGGCTCCAATGTTGCCTGGATCAGTGGTTAACCTTGGTTTGTTACGCTCATTAATGCATGTAAAAGGTGTAGAAGGAAACATAGATAATATTACTGGATTAACGAATATGTTAACCGGAATGGGTGAAGGTACATTAACAAATGAAGCTGTATCAGCATTTAGATCTACTTTAACTGCTAATCAATCAGATTTGATTGAACGTGTAGGATTAAAGTTAATAACAAAAAAAGGAATGCATGGGTATAAAAAAGATGATGGTTCTGAAATTTTATTTAAAATGTAACAGATCAACTTAATTACTTAATTCTTTGGGGTAAAACAAAATTTCCTGATGCAACTAAAATAGCAATGGCTTCTACAGCTGGTGTTGAAAGTAATGCTGGTGATGCTAAAGATAATGCAATAGTTTCAATGTGGGATAACACAGGGGCATTAACTTTATATAAAGAAAAAGTTCAAGAACTAACTAATATTTTGACAAATGCAACACCAGAAGCAACTAAATTTGTAAAATCTGTTGCTGACTTATCAAAAGAATATCCTAATGTTACTAATGCTATATTGGTTGGAATTCCCTCATTAGCTGCTCTTGGGTTAGGATTAAAAGCTTTATCCTTTGCATTATCACCATTTCAAATTTTAATTCCAGCTTTTACATGGTTATTAGCTCCATTAGCACCTGCTTTTACAGCAGCTACAGCAGGTTTAACTGCATTTTTAGCACCAGTATTAGCAATAGCAGCACCTCTGATTTTAGCAACTGCAGCCATTGCTGGTTTAGTTGCTGGATTATTGTATTTACATAATAAATTAAAAGAAGAATTTAAAGATAGTTGGTGGTTTAAACCAATGGTTGGTAATAATTCAGACCGAGCAAAAGAAGCAACTAAATATATTAGGTCGGAAGAAGCAGAAAGTTTGTTAGGTCAAAATATAGCAAATGCAACACAATTAGCTGTTGATAGATTTTTAAATAGAAATATACAACAAACTGAAAAATCAAGTGTAGTTATAAATATTGATCCAGTAACAGGCCAAACAAGAACACAAATTATGGGTTCAAAATTTGATAAACCTAAAGTAAATACTGGAAATAATACATATAGAGCACAAGGAAACATGAACTATGGATTGGTGCAATAATGTTTGAACAATTTACACAACCGTTAGATAATGCAATTAATCCACAACAACCATTAGATTTCAGAAAAGAATTAGTTCATACATCATTTAAATTAAGAAATTTTCATACTATTTCTACATCTACTGGATTTGGAAGAAGAGTAGTAGTTCATGAAAGACCGCAGCAAGATGTTGCATTTGTTGAGGATCTAGGGCAAAAAAACAAAGAAATAAATCTAAAATGTTTTGTGATTGGTGATAATTGGGAACTAGAAAGAAATGCATTAATTGATGCTTGTATGAGTGGCCCAGGGTATTTAATGCATCCAGAATTTAATAAATTATATTGCGTTTGCCAAACTTGCCACGTAGAAGAAAATAAGATTGAATCTTTGAAACGTGCAGATTTTGATTTAACATTTGTTCAAGTTCCAGATCCAAAAGATTACAAAAATGTATATGTTGATTCTGCTGAAAAAGTTAGATCTAATGCAAAAATAAAACTAACTCAACTTCAACAATTATTTGCAGCTTCATATTTAATAACAAATCTACCAAATATGGTTCAAGATTTTGTAACTCATAATATGACAAAATTATTAAATGGTTTTGATGTATATCAAATTGTTGGTGCAGTATCTTCTTTCAAAAACTTATTAAGTTGTGATTTTAGTTTACCAGCAAATTTAGCAGGTAATATTGCAGAACTAACAGGATCATTTAATTTTGATTTTACAGATGAAAAAGGTACTAAAGCAATAACAGCTAAACAAGCTTATCAAGCATGTATAACTTTAGTTCAAAATAATGCAATATATCCTACAGAATATACCAATACCATTCGTCTTCAAAATGCAGCATGTAGACAAATGGAACAATTTTATAAACAATCTTTAGTTATTAATGCTGCTATTTCTAGTACATATATTTCATTTACTAGCTATGAAGATGCTCAAATAGTATGGAACAATGTTGTTGATGCTTTTGATGCACAAATTTTAGTTGCTGGTAATAGTGGCAACAACGAAGCATATAGAATTTTGAGAGATGCAAAAGCAGATTTCATTTCTGATATTAAATTACGTGCTCCAGGGTTGAATAAAATTAAATATATAAAAGTAGCTAACTATACACCAGCTATTGTTTTAGCGTATAGCCAATATGAAGATATAAACAGGGAACAAGAAATAATTGATAGAAATAAAATAATTAATCCTGCTTTTGTTGTATCAGATGCTTTAGAAGTGTTAGTAAGATGAAAGTAGCAGTTCGTGTAAAAGGTTCAGCTGAAGTATATTTGGGTTGGACTGAAGCAGAAATAACACGTTCATTAGATGATGCTAGTAGTTCATTTACATTATCAACTGTGCATGTAGATGTTAATTTAGCTGCTGGTGATTTAGTAGAAATATTATATGGTAATCTTTTGGTAATGACTGGATTAATAGATTCTGTTAGAGAATCATATTCTGCAACAGAACATCAATTTCAAATTTCTGGTAGATCATTAACAAAAGATTTAATAGATTGTTCAGCAAAACCAAAAACATTTAATAATACAAGTTTAAGTTCTATTGTTAATGATTTGATCAAAGATTATTCTGTTAGTGTATCTTTAGATCCTACTGTTTCTAATGTAATAATACCAAATTTTGTTGTTGCAAATCAAGGTTCAGAAACAGTAATAGAAGCAATTATACGCCTTGCAAATAGCCAAAAATTAATAGTTACTGATGATCAAAAAGGTAGATTAGTATTAACTAATGTAACATCGACTAAATCTGATTTTTATGTTTTGAATGCTAAAAATGATTTAAAGTCTAATGTTATTTCTGGTACTCATTCAGATGATGAAACTAACAGATTTAAAACTGTTACATTAAGAAGCCAAATAAAAGGTACTGATGAAAAGTTTGGTAAAAATGCACAAGAAATTTCAAAAACTGCTACAGATAATACTGTTAAACGAAATAGATTGTTAATAATTGATTCAGAAAAACCATTAAATGCACAAGAAGCACAAGAATTAGTTGATTGGCAATTAGCTGCAAATTCAGGTAAATCTATAGAAGTAAATTATGAAGTTTTTGGTTGGACACAAAATAATAAACTATGGGATATTAATACATTAATACAAATCACTGATGATTTTTTTAATTTAAATTGTATTGTATTAGTAAATAAAGTTGAATTTAAAATTTCAGAATCTGGAACTACATGTAATTTAACATTACATCCAAGATCCGCATATGTCCCAAACCCATTTATAAAGCAAGATTCTGTATTGAAAAAAATTAACAAGGCAATAAAGAAAGCTGAAAAAGTTGAAATATGGAACCCAGATAAGGATCAAATTTAGTGAAAATAAGAGCAGGTACAATAATACAGACATCTAACAATGCTTCAATGATGCAACAGATTCAAGCAACAGGAATAGCAGGTGAAGTAGTAGATAATGTAGATAATTTTCAACCATATGGATTTAATACTGTATCTGTTGCTGCAGATCCAGGTACAGGTCAAGGTTCAGAAGTAATTCTAGCAGATATTTTTGGAACTGGTAATGCAACAATAGTAGCTAGTACAGATAGAAGATATAGACCAAAAACAGGTTTTTCTGGTGATGTTATGTTGTACGGTAAACATGATACAACAACAGCAGATGCTGATACTGCTACACAACGTATATCATTTACCGATGATGGATCTGCTAATTATAGATTATGTATTAAAATCAATGGTTTTAAGATTCAAGTAAAATCTGATAATTCAATGTTGATAACTAATGGTTTTGGAAATTGGCAATTTGCAGCAGATGGTACAACATCTATTTCTGCACCAAACATTATTTTAAATGGTGCTGTTACAATAATAGGTGATGTATCAACTACAGGCACGTTGAAAAATAATGGTGTGAATGTTGGATCTATACATAAACATACAAGTACTACAGTTGGTACTGATACAAGCGTTCCACATTAAAAATGAGTATGCATATCGAATTCCAGAACCCTAGATTTCTTCGCGTAATGTCTAATGAAATGTCTGGAATGGTTAAAAAGTCTATTTCTTACACATTAACTAATATAGCATTTGAAGCCCAAAAAGATTTAAAA